TTTCAGCTTTTAGTAATATTTCTAGATTTGGTCCAACTTTTAAACCTTCAATGTTGGTAACTTGCAATCTTGCTGAAACTTCTTGAGTACTAGTTGATGCTTTTATTAAAAAATCATTAGGGACAAAAGTAGTAGTACCGTCGCTCAACTTTGTTGTGCTATCTGCGTTTCCATAAAAAGAAAAATCACTAAGTGCAGTTGCAATCGTGATACCCGATTTAATAGCCGTTGTAAATCCTGTGAGTTTTGTAAGATTGTCAGTTGTTGAAGCAGCAGTAAATGCTTCTCTACTGATCAACATTGCAGGTTGGTTTCCAATCTTGTAAATCGTTACAGTTTTTCTTTGTCCAAATCTGTCAACTAATGTTACTGGTTCAACTCCTGTGTAGCCCTGTGTGCTTGTATACGTAGGTCCTGCAAGTATTACATCTACACCATCACTAAAATACATTTGTTGATTTGCACTATCAATCCAAATATCGCCTGCAAGCATTGTAGGTTGACTTGCTCCAAGAACTGTAGTGTCTGTATTTCTAAATCTTGTGCCGTCAAATACTTTTAAACGTCCATCGCTTGTATCGTACCATATTTGTCCACGTAGTGGATTATCAGGTTCGGCTGCATTGGCAAAGTTCTCCAATATCTTGACAAAGTTTTCATTCATAACTTCGCCATAACTTGTGGTATTTCTACCTATAAGTGTTACATCTATGGAATCTGAATCTATTTTACCATCTACAAGATCTACAAGTAATGTACCGTCTGTTTTGTTTATTTTATAACTCATATTTACTCCTGCTTATGTAGATGGTCCAATGTACATGATATAGTTCATTACAACACTAGGACTAGTAACCTTAAACTTGGTACCAACCTCTTGATTGACATTGTCAATATTTTCTGTTGTGAATGTTACATCTTCAACACCGCCTGTCCTGTCTATTCCGTACCCTGCTGTATTTCCTAACAAGTTGTTAGCTGCGGCACCAGTGTCTGATCCATCGCCTGCATTTGTCATTGCTAGGTATTGATTTGCTGCATCACCTTCTAAACTGTGTTCGTGATTTGGAAGCTGATCCTTTGTAATCCAATCACTTTCTTGACCTGCTGTTGTGCCCATCACACTTGAAGCACCAAACGAATCACTTTCGCTTGCTTTATCATATACACGGTTTGTATCGATATAAGATACATCGTCAGGAACATGACCTAAAACATATCTACCTCTTAAATCTGGAACTTTAAAATAGAGTGCACTCGAGGGTGCTCCATATGTATCTCCAATCAAATCATAAAGTGATTGATAGTTTGCTTTTACAAGTTCCTGTCCGTGACATAACACCCAAAGAACTTCTGATGCTGGAAGTTCCTCTGCTGCATATGGCATAATCATGCCTAGTGTAAAAGTTGGAACTGTGCTTACTAAAGTTGATTGCTTGACTCTTTTAATGTCTGTGCCTCTGGCAATCAATATATCGTCTGTGCCTTCGATAGTAGTTGATAACGATTGTCCAGTGATAAATGCCTCACTAACAGTTGTTACAAACTCTTTTGTGCTAGTTCCGCTGCCGTCAAATGTAAACTCTGGTGCAGTAACATGACCCGACATTCTAAATGTAGTAGGACTAGCTAGTTTTCCTGCAGAGGCACTTGTACCACTTATGTTACCGTTAACTGTACCAGTAAGATTACCAACAAAGTTATTTGCATACACATTATTATATTTTAAAGTAGTTGTACCTAAGTTATAAGAAAGATTATCTTTTGGGGTAATGTTTTTTGCTACAAGATTTTCTGCAACATCTAAACTTCCGCCTAGATACATGTTTTGACTTACTCCAAGTCCTCCTGACACAACTAGTGCACCAGTGCTAAAACTTGTGCTACCGTTACCACTATTAACTTTCAAAGTACCACTTACTTGAGCATTGCCTGTAACATCTAATGCCTCTTGAGGTGCTTCGTTTGCAATACCTACTTTTCTGTCTGGTGTGATACGTATTGCAGTGCGCACAGTTCCTGAATCATTAGTTTTAAAATCTAATGCACCATCCGTTGCTGTGTGTCTAATTTGTGCTGTGCTACCTGTGATACTTAATCTTAGTAGACCATTTTCTCCAATAGACAAACCAGTATTATCAATTATGTTTTGTGATTTTGTAAAGTTATTTGTAATGTCTTTTCTTGCAAAAGTAGCTGCTGAAATATTGCTATTTGAAATAACTAGATTTTCTGCTGCTGTTGCAACACCATAAAGTTTTGCATCGTTTGCAAGATTTATACCTTTTTTAAGAACATTTGAAACAGGAAATCCTGTTTCGGCCTTTTTTAAACTAAACTCAGTTTGTGCAGTGATTGCAACTGGAACATTGTTTACTCTGTCAATAACTACATTTTCAGTAATATTTGTAGAGTTTATAACTTCTTCAAACCTTGCACCAGTACTAGCACCTTCGCTATAGTCTGGACCAACTAAAATATAACCACTGCCTGTATAAACATAAACTTGACTATTTGCAGTATCAACCCAAATATCTCCAATAGTGCTAGAACTTGCTTCTGGTTCACTAGTTGCTTTTTTGATGCCTCCGGCACTTACCCACACTGCACCATCATATACTTTTAGTTGATCAACACCTGTTGTATTATCATACCATAGTTGCCCTTCAACAGGATTGCTAGGGCTTGATGCGTTAGCAAAGTTCTCTAGCATTTGAAGAAGATTTGTATTTAACAGTTCGCCAAAGTCGCTAAAGTTTCTACCTATTAATGTAATAGATGTTTCATCACTGTTTGTGGAGTTGTCATCGACAGTTATTGCTCCTTTGTTGGTGAAATCTGTAAATCTTACTTCATAGCCTGCCATTTTTTACCCCTCGTTAAATCCACTCAAACTTTGTACACGCACAGTATAATCGATTTGTATCAGTCTGTTTAAACTTTTTTGTACTGGGTGGAAGATGACATGAGTAATCAATCTGCCTGTGCCACTAGAGCTATAACTTTTTAATCCTAACTCGTCAAACACATATATACCATCTTGATTTGCTGATGTATCAAATGCGTCCTGACCTTCTGGCTCACCATAATCTAAAAGACATGTGACTAAAATATCAGTATAGTTGGTTCCGCTAACATGTCTTATTTCGGTTTTGTTTCTAGTTGGATCAACATTGTTTACACTTCTATCATCAACAACTTTGTCAAATGTTTGATTATATAAAGTTGCATTTGTTCCGGTGCTATTAGGAGTTAGATATGTAATAATACCTGTTGGATCAACACTAGTACCGCCATTGCCAAAACTCATACTATTGATAAAGCCTTGTCCTTGATTGGCTAGACTTTCTGCTAAGGCTATACTCATGTTTTCGTAGTGAATAGCATTTCTTTTATTCACATATACATCGCCTGATTCTGGATCATGTATTTTTATGTGTCCTTCAACATGTATGCCGTTAATATCTTTTAAATCATTCATCTGTTTGTACCTTATACTGTATTTATTTAGGTAAGCTAATAGTTGCTCTACGCAAGAATTTAGATATTGGATTGTCCGAATCTCCTAAACTCTTTCCTGTATCGTTCCAAACTTTTCCGGTTTGACTTACGATTTTTATTTCTGTTCCTTCTACTGGTTCGTCTCTTAATAGTAGCACAGTTTCTTGTGTACTTCCATCACTGCTTATTCTAGTTTCTAAACTAAACTCAGCTTCAACTGTTGTATCACCTTCACTACTATCTAGTGCTAATGTTGGATTAAACACTGATATCTGGTTTTTTATAAGTTTTCTGCCTGCTACATAAACATCTATTTCATTAATATTTGAAACTATTCGATTTAACACAAACTGAGTGCTATCTACTGCCACTGCTTTTATAGTTTGTATTGTTGTTGTATCTTGATAATCGATAGTTTCATTTGATGCTTGTCCATACAACTTGGTGCCTTCTTCGTACACATCTTTCACACCAGTGCCTAGTGTTCCTCTACGCAGTTGTGTAACAGTGTTATTTTTTATTTCAAAGTATTCAATGCGTTCACCTTGTATAAACAACACACCAGGTAAGTTTTTAGTTCTGTTTGGTTTATAAAGTCCTTCAACACTTTCTAGATATATTGTGTTATCATAATAGTTTAAAGGACTTTGTAGAATGTAACTATTGCCTTCATTCAAACGTTTATAATGAGTTCTACCCAACATGTCTCTAAATATTCTAAATCCAAACTTCGGATGAACAGGCTGTGCACCAAACTGTAAAATGTCAATGACATCGTCTTCGTTAGGTATATCTTTTAATCTTACTGCTTTATAATCGTCATTAACAATATAGTCAACACCAGGTGTTAACAACGTTCCATTTTTGATTACCCATGCATAAGGTGTACCAATAATAGGATCTGTTAACTGAACAACTCCTGCACTTAGCAAGTTTCTTCTTATGTATGTGTCGCTTGCTGCATTCACAGTAGTTGAGGTCACATTGTATGTATATCTATTAAAGTTATTGACATCGTGATTACTAAACTGATATATTTCTATTTCTTCACCGCTACTTGGTGGTGTAGCAAATGACAAGTTATCACTTAGTATGTATTCAACACCTGAAACCATTACTTGAGTACTGTCTTCTCCAGCTACACTTACAATAAACTCGTTATCGGTTTGGAATGCATCTTTAATATCTTTTTGTATCGATCTTAAAGTAATACAGTTATCAACTATCTTTTCAACAAGTCCAGTGTATTCAGTGCTGTCTGCTGCAAGCAGAGTTAATGTATCGCCTGTCTCTACAAACTCGGTCATGTCTAAAACACTACTGTCTATGCTTTCAAACTGTACTTCAGTATCTACAAAGAAATATTCTGCTTCTTTAATAACAAATACACTGATTGTCGATCCTTCTAGTGCAACGTCAGTTCTTAACAAATCAATCTTACAGTTTACTGGATCATAACTCCATGCATCATCAGCAAGTTGAGTCATTCCTTCAAAAACCAATACGTCTTGTTGCTCAATAGCAGTGGTGTCTGCAAAGTTCCAAGCATCTAAGCTATACGAACGTGCATCAGTGATTTTAATATTAACACTATAACCTGGGTTTAAAATTTTGTTATTTGATTTTACAAGTAATCTATGAGAGAATGGCTGTGCATTAAATGGTACAGGAATATCTCCTGTAAACTTGTGATAATCATTTTCTCCATCAGATTCAAAAGTATTATCAATAACAATCTGACTATAGGTTTGAGATTTACTGTTGTAAATTGTGTACTGAATATGATCGCCTTCTGTTAACACTTCTGGTTCAAACTGTATTTTTACACGATTATCACTTTCAATAAGATTGTACGCATCGTTTTCAACTTGAACTACACCATTTACTGTAACTAGTGCACCGCGATCATTATCCCACGATACAGAAGTAACAATACCTGTTGTACTACCATCAAATATTGTAGTTGCTGTATCTATTAATCCTGTACCATTCGTTCCGTAAGTGATGATTGCAAGCGTCTCTCCTACGTTGCTCGTACTATCATCAAATAATAAAACATTATTGTTCCAATCAATCGAATACCTTTCACTTGGTAATATTACATCATCTAGTTTAACAATAACACCATCATTTGATTGCGGCAATCCAGGTAGTTTGTATTCGTCAGTGCTGTCGTTTTGTATTTTATATGTAGCGACAGCAATATTTGCAACACCATCACTGGCTCTAGTGTATACCTGTATGTCAAGTGTGTCAAGAACTTTTCCAGGCACCATTTCTTCAGGACCTTTTGCAGTATTTTGTGTATAGAACCCGTCGCCGTCGACTGTAATATCGCCTGCTTCGATTCCAGTTGCAGTAGTATACGACAAATCTCCGCCGCTAAGTGCAGTATCATATGTTGTAGCAACAGGTGTAAAGCTGCCATCACTTGTGCTTTTGCTGACAATAACTTTATCACCTGGTGCAGTGCTAATATCTGTTAAGTCAACTGTTACACTTGCTGTGCTATCGTCACCTTCCAATGTCAACATTTGAGCATATTCGTTGTCTGCAACAGTACTGCCATCATATGCTGGATCATCTAGTCTATATATCTTCCAATCATCCGACTGTGTTTCACCTGCTACTTTTACAAAAACATTGTACTGATAACCAGTCTCCAAAGGCTTAGATAACACAAAGGTTTCTTCAAAAGTACTGTCAGATGTTATTTCAAATATTTCATCTTCAAATGTGTTTACAAATGTGTCAAATCCTGTGCCTGCAAATCCACCAATATCAAAACCAGCATCGGTACCAAAGTCAATGCTGTCATATATTGCACCATCATATTCAACACCAGTCATTAACTGTGCTAAGTCTTTTCCTAGCATACCTGTTGTTGGTGAATAATATTGTGTAATTCTATCTGCCGCACTTAACATAGAAATATCTTTTTTGTATTTGATTACAACTGCTGCATCTATACTAGGAGCGTTTAGAATATTGATATATCCTTGTTTTCTTTTATAACTTTTATCACTGTTTACATCATTTCCATATGTAAATTCACTTGATAATAGTTTTTTATCATCAACAAATACTTCAAATGTTTCATTGTTAACATTCATAGGCCATTCTAGAGTAAACTTGTTTTTTGCACCTGTACCTGTAAATGTTTCAGTGGTGTCTATATCAGCAATATAAGTTTTTCCAGATACCCTATCAAACTTCATAACCATATGAGTACTACGTACATTAGGATTGCCTAATATAGCACTTGCTGTTGCTGCAACGCCGTCATCTGCTAGATTACCTTCTATAGTAACTGTTGGTGCAGTATAATATTTTCCGCCTTTGTTTGTAATCTGTATTTCTTTTACACTTCCTCTTGACAAGAAGGCTTCGGCTGTTGTACCATTATCTCCACTAACTATAACTTTTGGTGTTGACAAATAACCACTACCGCCATTTGCAACTTCAATACTAATCACATCATATTGATTATTATCAATCCAACTCTTGTAAGGATATGATTGGTACTTGTTATCAATATTTTCAATGCTATTATTTCGCATTACAGCATCACTGGTTTGTATTTCTTTTGTTACTTCGTTGTGATTTGGTGGTAAATCAAAGTCAGTTACTAGTGAACCAGTTGGATCAACCTTTTCATATGCACTAACATACTCTCTTATTTTTGTTTTGTATGGTTTTACTTCGTTAACATAATCTTGATAACTTTCAAGGTTATCATTTTGATAACTTAGTTTTTGATCTAACCCTGACACATTGTGCTTGGCTTTTACAAAACTTGTTTTAAATGCCCAATCAACATTCGACTGTTCTGCAAATACATATCTCAATGATGCAAAGAAACATTTATTGTATTCATTATATAAGTTTGCAACAAAAATATCTTCTTTTAAAGCAGACAGAATGTTACGTAGTTCTTGTACAGGTTCTCTATCATAGAAACCACTATCGTAAATATTTGCATCATATCCACTGGTTTTGAAACTATAATCATATAATCTTGTGCTCAAAAGTATTGTTCCGTTTTCACGTCCGATAGTTTCATAGTTTACAGTGTAGTCTTCTACTAACTGGTCATCTATTTTTTTCAATAATAACCAGCCTCCAGAACCTACATTTTCTATTTTAACAATATCACCAATATTTGTTGATAAGCCAAACAAGTTATATGTATAACTTGCAATATGGTTTATAGCTGTATTCGAATCGTACCCGGATGCATACCAATCTGCATAATCCCAGTATTTTGTAGTATCAAAGTTTTGGTTATTTGTTCTAATCCACTCTTTGTTTTGATAGCTGTAAATAGCCCATCTTCCGCCGATTGTTTCATCATTTTCTATCAATACAGAAAAATCTCTAACCACAAAATTTGTATCTGCTCCGTAATCAAACCCTTGGGCTAAAATAGTAACATCTACAACTTTACCAACACTATCAATAACTGTTTTAATACTTGCATTATATCCTGTGTCGCTGTTTATTTTTATAACAGGTGCATTTTTATATCCTCTGCCAGGATTAATAATGTTTGCTCCAGTTATTCTACCGTTGTCAATAACAGGCTCAATCTCTGCACTTACAACTTTAGCAACTTCAACAAATCTTAATAAACTTGTAGAATCAGCAGTTGTATCAAACTGCCCTGAACTTGCAAGTGGTACTTCGTCTTTTTCTAAAAGTTTATCGATCACAAAGTTATCAACAATAGGATTTTGAATAAACACGCTGTTCACTCTTTCAACAAACTGTTTTACAGCTTCAAGTCTATTAATAAACATGCTTTGTCTAGGGAAGTTTAAAACTCCTATTTGTTGTACACTAGGAACACTTGGATCTGGTACAGGTCTAACATTTTCGTCATATCCTACTAAACTATCAACCCACTTTCGTTCTATTTCCGAATCTAGTTTAGTTGTAGCAAATCCTTCGCTTAACAACTGATATTCGTAATGAATATTATTTTTATTATCTTGATCTTTAGTAAAGCTAATATGCAAAATTGAATCTTTGCCATTTACAAAAGATGCAACGTTGTACAGTGCAAAACTAGAAGTGCTCAGTGGTGTAATAAATCTATAACCATAGTCCTGTGGCGCACTAATAACTTTTGCAACATCGTCTGCACTTAGTTTTCTTATTCCATTTTCCGGAACAGTCAAAGTATTTTTTACCCAGTAGTAATAGTAGTTTGTAAATGATTGTTTAACTTCATCAAAAACAGGCTTACTGCTAAATGTGTTGTCATCATAAAGTGTAGTCCCAGTTATACCTTTTGCAAACCCTTGAGCAGTGTTGGCAATCTCGTTCCATTCACTTGGTGTTAATGTTGTTCCTACCCATTCACAAACTTCTACTTCAGAGCTTGGTAATAACTTATTGAAATAAGCAGTCCTGTATGTGTTCGAATCTTGGTAAGGATTATACCACGATGCTTTACTTACATTCCACCATAATCTACCTACCTGTTCATCTGTCCAGTTAATACCACTGTCAACGATTGTGCTGACATTATCACTAGTTGTGTAGACTGCTGGGTCATAGAAAGTTTTATAATAAATTTCTTGCTCTGCAGGTCCAGGTATTTTTCCTAAACGAGGATCCACAAAATCTAAGTTAGTTATAATATCTTTGGTTTTCTTATCGTATATAAACACACGATTAATATTTGAAATATCAATCTTTTCACTTTGCTGTACTAGTGTATTCCATGTGTTTGTGTTTTTTGCGATTCTAAAATCAGCGATAACACCTTTGTTTACATTTGTACTATCTAAGTATTCGGGATATGTATCTGTATCAATTCTTTCGCCTTCTAGTGCAGGAACCATATTTTCAAATGCAACGTAAATATGATTATCTACAAAGTCAAAATAATCAAAGTTAAAGTTGCTAGTTTCTCTTAAATATTCAAGAGTTTCAGAATACACAAACTTGTTTGCTATTTCTTCAAATACAACTATGCCTCCGGTGCTGTCTTCTAAATATCCAAAAGCAGTATTTCCTGCATCAAAAATAGTTGTGTCATTATCAAAAATAGTTTGATATCTGTTGTCAATATTTTTACCAGAAACAGCTAGTTTGTTTCCGCTAAATTTCATGTTTTGACCAAATAGCTTGTCTTTACCCGAATACGGATTTTCTACAAGTTGATCGAGTGCAAATGCCTGCAAACCAGTGCCTGTTTTTTTGAAAACATAGACAGCACCGGTATCAGTCGTAGAACCATCATATTGCATTGCACTAACAGCAACTTTATCACCGTTATCATTAATAGCAATATTTTTTCCAAAACTTGTACTGTCTTCTATTTCTATTGTTTGAATATATTGCCAACGTCGATTAGGTGCTGCATATATTCCTACTTTTCTTTCAGGTGTATTATCAGTGTTTACAGCAGCAAATACTAATACATCACCATGTTTGTTAACATCAAACTTTTCGCCTATACGAGAACCTGCATTAAATATACCTTGACTTGCTGCATTTAAACTTTCTGCATAGTTAGGTACATACCCGGTATGCTCTGTATAAGTTGCATTTTCACTTAGCTCTTCCCACTTGGTTGCATCCGTTGGATCTGCTTGTCCAGGTGTCAAGTTATCTAATGCTTTATAAAACTTGTAATCATATAATGCTATATCATCTTTGTTGTATGCATACGTTGCACTATACTCGCCTTTGTAGTCTCTGTTAGTTGTATACTGCCAACCATTTATATCATCATATCCTACAAAGTAAATCTTTCCTGCGTCTGCACCTGGTGCACCAATAAACAGTTTTAATCCTGTATCTGGATTGTTTCTAAACTGCACACTGTATCCAAACTCTTCTTCAGAAACTGGGTTTGGACTTGTGATTATTTGATCTAAAACATAGTATTGTAAATCGCTTCTTTTAAAAATATAAACACAACCTTGACTATTTAATCCACTTGCTAATCCGTCTGCGTCTGCAGGTATCATGTAAGCAGGTTCAAAGTCTTGACTTAAACTGTTAATAGTACTTCCATCTTGTCCAACTTTGTAGTCAATATCGTTAATGTTTTTTTTGGCTTTCCACAGCACCCCTCTGTCTGCAACAATGTCATTAAAGAAAATATTTGCACTGTCTAAACTATAAAGGTCGCCTACAAACTTTGTTTTAACATTTGAGGCTGTTGGTGCACCAACTGCAATATACTTTGCATCATCACTTATTGCAATACTAGAACCAAATCCACTATTGTCATCATGATAATCTACATCTGGTGTTAAATCATAAATGTCTGTTTTTGTAAATGATTCATTTGTTCTATTCCAAATCTTTACAGCACCAAGACTGCTTGGATTTTGATATAGTGAAGTTCCTACTGCAAGATGTGTATTTGTTGCATTACTTGCAAAAGATGTTAAAAAGTTTACATCAGTTTCATATTCATTGTTTGTTTCTTCTTGTAAACTCCAAGATTTGTTATGCTGATAAACAGACCAATCACCGTTGCCGTCTGCATCTAACCAAACTTTATCCTGCCAATAAGTTTTTTTGTTTTTTGCCTCTGTATTCCAGGTATCAACATCTGCATATCTTTTTGCAATAAATCTCGAAATACCAGGAATACTACTATCGTTGAACTGTTCTACATCAACATCTTTTTCCGTTTGAACTGTAAACGATTTGCCTTCAACATTTATTACTTTAAAGAAGCCTCTGCCTTCTTGTACACTTGCATATACACCAATCACATCGTCTTTTTTGATGTTATGGTTATATGTATCTACAGTTATTGTATATCCAGGAACGCCTTGTAACTTATCGTTATCAACTTCTAATCTTGTCACTTTTAAATCAGTGTCAACATTTTGTAAAACTGTCCAAGATTGTTTTATTTTTTGCACCCAGATATTATCGCCTATTTTTACGCTTTCAATATCTAGTTTTGCTAAATCGTCATAAGATGCAACACTATAGTCTACATCTTTGTCTCTAACATAACCAGCATCTCTTGTGTATATTTCATTATCATTTCTAACAGTAAATGGTTTATGGTTATAACCTAAAGGTTTTGCATATACTTCAAAATCTGCTATTTCAAATGTAAGATCAGTTCTTGCTGGTGTTTTATTTTGAACTAGTTCAACTATTTGTGGTTCTGTCTTAAACTTTTTATCGTCTAAAACATACTCAACTTCTTCTATATTATCTATTGCACCGTATTGTCCTAGACGTAATGCCCATTCTTCAAAAAACTCAATACTATCTGCATTTGCACTACTCAATGGATCAAATAGTTTTGTAAGTGCATTTTTTGTTCCTTTATCTTGGATAAATCCTTGATAAAACTTGTACTGACTTGTTGCATCTGTAATAATATTATTTAGATAATCTCTTTTTTGGTAACCTATTAAGTGCTGACCTAATCTTTGTTGCTCCGCATCAAAGTTATCAGTGTCTAAATCGTAGAAATCAGCAAACTGTTTTGCTTTATAATCCCAGTTAGGAAATAGTTGGTCTTGTGGTCTACTGCTTAATAGTGTCCATTGGCTACTGTCAAAAGTTTCTCCGCTTGTATGACCAGTTACATTAGAATAGTAAAACTGTTTAAACTTTACTAGATCGCCAACAGTATAATCAGTGTTTGGTGTCCATTCTACTACTTTTGCTTCGTCATAGAAGAATCCTGGAACATTAAGTGTACCATCCCAAAAATCTGTCCTATACCCTACAACTTTTATTCTTTCTTGTTTGTATCCAGGTATTGTGTCGTATATAACATCATTGAATACTGTTTCGTTGTCTATTAGAATAACATGTTCGGTTTGTATTAAAGGTAGTTTAGCAAGGTAAACACCTTCGCCTAATGACTGAACATTAAAGTCTGTGTTGTCTCTAAACAGGTTTACAAATGCTGGTTCAATTTTTTGTCCGTTTCCACCTAACAAGTTATAGTTGTAAAACGGTTCGTAAATATCATCAACACCAAAATAATCTCTAAAGAATGTAAGTTTATTTGCAACAGGACTTGTGCTGATTACTGCACCTTGATCCCAGTTTTGTGTGTTGAAAAACAAAAACTCTTTAATACAAAGTGTCATATCTTCAAGAACACCTGCATCGCTTACGTTATTAAAAATAAATCCTTGTTGTTTTAAGTATGCTTCATAGCCACACATAAAATCTACTACTTCTTGAACGCTAGAAAAATATGCTCCATAATATATTTTTTGTGGATTTGAATAATCAAATACTTTTCTTATCTGTGCTCCAATGCCGCCAACTTCAGGCAACTTGGATAGTCCAACAAAGTTTTCGTTATCAAAACTATTACCGCTGGTATGTGTAATAGATGCTCTATAGTATCTACCTGAATAAAATACAACTGTGCCTTTAGTGTACAGTTGATCTGTACCCCAGTTTACATAACTTTCACTAATACCGCCAACTGTTATTCCAGGATCGTTAAACTGCGGAATATGAGGATAATAGTTAAACACAGGATTTTCAATATCGTAACCTCTAATAGTAAAACCAGTTGATTCGCCATCTGCATTTTTTAGTTGTTCAATGATCATTCCCGAAATAGAAGGTATATCTTGTACTGAACTTTTGTTTAAGAATATTTTGTAGTTTTCATCTGGTACAAACACACTTGTTTTATTTAAAGGACTTCTGCTATCGAGTACCAGTTTGATTTTATCTTTATCTGCAAAACCACCTAATCTTATGCTTAGTTGGTTTTTAATCTTTGCAAGTTCATCTTTATAATCAGAAAGTTTTGTATCAATACGAGTGCTAATATTTGCAGTTACATAGTTTATAATGCCTGCTGTCAAATATTGCATATCACTTTTTATCATAGGCACAACAATGTCTTGCAGCTTTACACGCTTTTGTGTATCACTCCACACAATATTTCCAACAATATCTTTTGTGATTCTACTTCTGTCAAATCCTAAACCAAAAACTTTTGCAGGACTTAATAGCATCCAAGCTCGTAATAAACTAAATCTAAAATCGCTGCTTCTTCTCCAAGCTGTTTCTGCAGGACTTTGATCTCCATAAACAAAAGGATTTTTTACAGTTTTTAATAGTGTTCCTTTTGCCAAACCACTAGCAGTTGGATCTAAAAGTCTGCCATATTGATCAGTAGGAATATGTTTTGTTAAGTTGGTTCTTTTAAATTTGTCTTTTACAACAATAGGTTTGTTTGGCTCTCTAACAATACCTTTTTCTAAATCCTGCCATAAAACAAAGTTATCTCCTGTATAAGGTGCTGGACCATAAACTTCATTCCACCAAGTTGGCTTTACAGTAAATCCTAACATTTCCCAAGGATGTGTATGCGGTCTGTCTGTATCGTAGTATGTTTTATAAACATTTCTCCACGAACCTTTTAGAGTTTTATCAGCAAAGTCGTTGGTACTACTATAGTTATAAGTAAATCCATTACCTTCGATTGTATTATTTTTTGTATAATCAAAATTGTTTGCAAAAGATAACCACTCGCTAAAACCTCCAAGCATTAATGCATCAATGTCATTTTTACTAAAGTTAGTTGTTCTATCGTATCCTGGTATAAAATCATATACATTAAGTATGTCAGCATCATATTTTACTTTTATATTATTGTATATTCTTTTTTCAAGTTCTAATAAAAGATCGTCTCTATAATCGTCATATCCAACTGTAATACTACCATCGTGTCCTTGAATAACAGTTTTTGATTCTAAATAGGTGTTATCAATATATTTCTCTGGTTCGTATGCAGGTAATAATCCCAACTTCACAGGAGTAGGTGCAACAAAACTTCCATTTGTGTTTTCATACTCAAATATTTTAATAACATCATTCTGTACTAAATCTATACTAATATACACAAACCCGTCACTGAAAGTATAATCTTTATTGTGTACTAACTGCACATCATTTCTGTAAACAAGTACTGCTTTATTACTTAGAGAATCTAATGTAAATGTTTTCTTTAACGCAATATATGTCGGTCCATTAAAATCTATATCATGTTGTTCAACTGTATATCCTCCAAAAGGAACCATATCAGATGTATAAAAATTTTGTGTAGGACTTTTATCTTTGTTTATTTCTTGTAAAATAAAATCAACATGTTCTTTTACACTACCAGAAAAAGCATTTTTTTCTGCTTCTCTTAAGAAGCTTCTTATAAATGTATTATAACTTTTCCTCGCAACATCTAAGCCTTTAACAGCATTGTATTGTTTTGAAACAAGATGGAATAATGGAAGATTTAGAGGACCTTCGTGTTGCATTAATAATCTGCCATACGGACTTAGTGGGCCTAGATCTCTCAAGTTATTAACACCAAGTGCATCGCCTGCAAACTCTGGATGGAAATCAGTTATAGTTTTAACATGATCATTTACTTCTCCTAAAGTAAATGTTGTTATATTTTCATTTAATGGATTTCTTTCATAGTTAAGAGGTATCTCATACACACCATTATTATTTTTTGGCGCATTACTATAACATTTTACAACAACAAGTTCTGCTGATTCAAGATCAGTGTCAAGTGTGACAAATGCTAATCCATTTCTTTTTGTAATAGTGTAATCATTTCTTTTTGTTCCATTGACAAAAAGTTTGATAAACAAATCGTCTAAATTACCTGCATTATTAAAACAATCAATAGGAAAGTTGTTTAACATATTATTGTATTGTAATATAACCGGCTGGATAGTTTGAGCACTACTTTTTGTCCAGGCATTTTTATATTCGAAAGTATCGCCAGTGTAGTTGTATTTTTTTAAAAATAATACGTCACTGTTAACAGTAAAATCGTTTTGTAGTTCGTCTTGATAGGAAATAGTTTCAGATAAAAGATTAAAATCAAAAACAATATCGCCGATATTATTAATGTTTCTATATTTTAATGGAAAACCTAGAATACTATCATTAGCACCGGTGCCCTGAGCATAACTGAATACTTTATTTCCTCTAAAACTACTTGTAGGATAATAAACAGTATCATTTAAGTTTGTTTCATTTTTATCAAATAAATCAAATAATGGTGCTTGATTAACTTTTGTTTTTTCTTGACTTAGATTCCATTTATCTCCGTCATAGAAAAACATTTTTCCTTTGTATTCTGTTCCACCAGTAACTAGTACTGTGTCGCCTTCTGCAGGATCTGAATCAGTTGATGGAACAAGACTAATCTGAGTTCTACCATTATGTTCTATAAAGTTTACAATATATATTTTTCCATTTACAAAACTATCAGGATCTGCTGTAAACATTACACGCATACCGTTAGTTACTTCGACACCATCAATACTGTAACCCAAGCTACCTTCTATTGTACTAAAAACATCAGTTGTGAATGTATCAACAAGATTGATATTTTGTTTTGTTTTATTTCCGTGATTCCAAAGTTTCAGTCCTGCATCAAACTCAATAATAGGACGTTTGCCTCTTGAAACTTCGTCTAACTCAGGATCTGCATTGTTCGCTTCAGCTGATGCAATAATCACATCTCTGTGGAACCAACGATTATATCTACTCCAAGGATTTCTGTCAGCACTGCCTCTATTAATCACAATATAATCTTGTACAGCTGGATAACTATCAGCATTTTCAAATGGCACATCGTCAAAGTTGAACGTGTCAAAAGGAACTTCAATTTCGTCAGTAAATACAGCAGGAACTTCAAGATCTTGCTGATTGATTATTCTGATGCTATCTCCTACACCTTCAATAAACCATTCACCATCTGCATACTGTTCGGGTGTAACACTGCCGGCAAATCTAACTTTCATACCATTTGACAACTTAATACCGTTGCTTGTTGTGTATGTTTTTTTACCTAGTATTTCTTCTTCAACATTGATTTCGCTGTTTTCTGTGATATCTTTACTTAACACAATACCACTTGTATTAATATCTGTTTCGCTTATGTAATATAAATCTTCAGGTACATCTACAGGTACAGTCCATTCAATAACACCATTTTCAATGTAATCTAAATCAGTTTCTGCTAGTTTTCCTTCGCTATCATAGACAAACTTTTTAATACCTTTTGTGTATATCCTTGAAAGATTATTTTGTTCTATTTCATTTGTAGGATTTAAATCTTCAACATTTCTATTATAAGTAAATGCAAACCCGTGCCCAGGTGCATTGATTTCAAAACGATATGTTTGTTCTTTGTAAAGGGTGATCGTTGGATTATTAGTAAATCCATTAGGTGTAAACACATAAGTTGTGTTGTCATCTTGATTACTAGTAGTAATCTTATATGTACTTTGTACGCTTTTACTTTGTCCAACTACTGTTATACGTTTTGGCCCTAGTGGTAACCAATAATATTCTCTAAAGTTTGTAAACTTATCCCAATCAATATGGCTATCTAAACTATAACTTTGTTGCTTATTCAAAATATTATGATTTGTTGTATCCACACCATAGTACTTTAAGGCTCCTAAATAATCAATATAATCACCAAAAAACGTCACATTATCTAAAGTATCTTTAATAACAGTGCTTGTTTCAAACTGATAATTTTCTCTTGTTTCTGTTACATCTGGATAAAATGCATCGTCAACTTTTGTTGCTCTTGCATATCTTCTACCTGCAAAACTATTCAGTTTTTCAAGTGTTCCAGAACTAATCATCTGATCTATACTAGATTGTAGAAACTTTTTGTTTGTATCAGTTCTAAAATACTTAGGAAGAAACTCACTAGCTGTTCTTGTAAAGTTTTCGTCTGTAGGAATAGGTGATTCGTTTTGATTTTTTTCGTATGCCATTAATATCCTCCACCTACTATTATATTAGTGGTGCTTTGTATTCCAGCTGTTGTGTTTGAAGTATCTGTTACTAGATTTCCTTGAGATTTGAGTTTTTCTGCTGTATTTGCTGTAATGATTTCAACGTCTGCCACAGTTGCGCCGCTAATAAACAACTCATCGCTTTCACTGTTTACTTCAAATAAACTACCAAATGCACTAGTGCTATCATTAGGAACAATAACAATACTGGTAATATCAGGTGACAAACTGTTCATTATATATGCAGAAAGTTCACTCCAGTAAAATGTTTCTCCAAAGTCCCAGTTTTCTAAAGCAAAATATTGATTTACTGCTTCAATAACTCTTGACTTAATATCATTATCATTTGTAACACGCTCTTTTGATTTTACTATTTTAAATGTTGCTTTCAATGCATTTTCTGCCTTATCGCCAAACAGTACTTTGTACTTTACAGGATGGTATATTACTTCATCGCTGATACTTTTGATTGCATTGATTGATTCGCCGTAATCTCTGTAAAGACTATCGCTGCTTTGTGGCAATGGCATTGATGCCACATTACCAATCAAATATTGTCTAAATAATGTATCATATGTTTTTGTTAATACAAAAAGATCTATAATATTACTGCTGCTAGGATCTATACGTGCATTTTCATCACTGGCATGTACATATTGGAACTTTAGATTATCACGTCCTCTGAACGCTTTATATCCAGTGAGTTCTGTAACTTTTCTTGTACTGCTATTTGTAGAATAAAAAGTATCATTATTTGCATCGTACCAAACACCGTCGACTGTTGCATCTGGAGTACCAACAGTAATAACATCATCGCAATATTGGTAAAACTCGCTATCTGCATAGGCAACTTTTTTCAAAAAGATATAATCTGTATCTCCAAATGTAACAATCTTTTCAAATATTTCTGGATTGTCTACAACACCGTCGTCGTCATTATCAAAGAAAATAACTTCAACTTTTTTACTATCTACATAACCGTTTAAGTCTCTAAACTCGCTGCTAATAGCCCAATCATAGTCAACTGTAAAAGGAGATGTTGTTCCTTCACTGTACAAATCTCTGTTGATATTTAAAACAGAAACTTTGTCTCTTATGATCTTTCCTGTTTTACTATCATAGATTTTTTTGTTATTATCAAAATAGAATCTTGTTTGACTTTTGCTTTCAAAAATATATCTTATTGTACGATAGGTTATATTGTAGGTGTCTCCGTTAGTTTCAAATAAGACAACCCAACTAGAATCTAGTTTTTGCCCAGTAACGTCACCTGCCAGACCTAGACTAAAATCTCCTAAAACATTTAAATCTTCTTGTAAGATTACTTTCCATTGCCTGTCAACAAGATCGTAACGCAATCCAAATGTTTTATAAGAAAATACTTGATCAATCATTTGATTTTTTACATCATCAATAATATCTCTAACATATTTAATTTTTAAACTATTTAAAACAGCATCAGTTGGCACAAAATCATCTAAAAGTATACCTCCAAGTCCTGCATCTGTTACACTTGTTCCTGTATCGTAAACATTTATAACTTTAGTCCATATTTCTGTTTTGTCTCCTAAGTTAGCAGGAGTGCCAAACACTATTTTATTATCTTTGTCAAAATAATATCCTTCAGGCGGAGTAAACTTAACCAATGCACCAGGCTCTACGTATTTTAATGGCCCTGATGTTGCGGTTGAAACTGCAAAGTTTATATCTCCATCAGTGATGTAACCAGAGCTAGACGAAGAATCGTATGTTTCTTGATTCCATTTTAGATTTAATTCAGTGTAGTTTTGCTCAGTAAACTCGCTTAAATAAAAGTTTCTAATATTATTATCAGCTAATATGCTTGTTATTTTGTTGTTAATAATAGCTTCGATATCTGTTCGTGTTAAAAAATCAAATGCATCAACTTTGTTAATAGTTTCTTTATAAAGAATACCATCATCAGCAAATAGATTTGTTGTGCTATATTTTCCTGTAGCATCAGTCAAATCATAATATCTATTAATACCGCTGCTGGTTCTATTAATAGATTTAATTTTTATAATCTCTTGACTTACACCTAAAGGTCCTACATTATAATCTTCACCTGTAATAAGTCTGTTTTGTGTATAATATGTACTTGGTGCGTTTGTTTTAATACTGTCTGTTGATTCTGTGCTTGTAGCTGTGTATACAGGAGAAGCAAGATCTGCAACAATGATCATTGTTTCAACTCTGCCTTTTGAACTTGTATAAGGAATACGCAAAGTAACATTTTTTATATCAGCAGGTAAAATGTCAAAATCTCTATTTGCACTTCTACGATAATAAGATCTAAATGTGCCTTTTGGAAGTTCTCCAAATGTTCCATCACTGAATATTAGACTTATTCTGTCTTCGCTACGTGTCAATACACTGAATATGTTTCTAATACCTTTAGAAACACTGTTATAGATTATATTGTTGCCTTCTACTGCTTCAACTTTTGTCCATAAATCTTGTTCTACATTGCTTTCATTTAGTCCATATAACCAGACATCATTATTGTTTACATTTGTAATATTAATATCAATAGTTTGATTTGGTGTTGGCAAGTTTACTGTAAAATCTCCTTTTTGTAAACTACCTTGAACAAAGTTTACAAAGAATCCACTTTGTGTACTTCCTGGTCCTTGTCCGTTATCTTTGTATAGAATACCAAAAGTATTTCCTGGTAATGGCGGTTCTTCTACAATAGAGCCATCTTGTATGTCTGCACTTACAACTTCAAACTCTAAGTCTGCACCATTCACACTTGAGTTAAATGTGAATATTGGTAAAATACCATTTGCAACATTTACTTTGTATTTTTCTGTGGGTATGCCGGCAACATTATCAAGTTTGTTTGGTGTACCAAATCTATTGATTGTATTCAATGATGCATTTACAACTTTTATAAACTGTTCGTACCAGTTAGTGTTAACCGTGTCATTCCATTTTACTGTTTTACCGCTTAGATTTGTACCGTTGCTATCTGTTATATTTTCAGTGGTGCTGACACTTGAAATCTTTAAAAGACCCTTTGCTGCTTGATTTCTAGTTACATTGTAACTTAAAAGTCTTGCCATACGTAAAACGCTTTCTCTGCGTTCAGCAAGCTCTATAAAGTTTTCTCTAGCATTAAGGTCTACTCTAAAACTAATATTTTGCCCAAGAAATGCAATCATATCAATCAATGCAAGATACTCACTTGATTCAATATAATCGTTAAAATCTTCTGGATAGTTTTGTCTAATGTAGTTGATCATAGTTCTACGAAGATTTTCAAAGTCGTAACTTTTGAAATCTGCGTACTTGAAACTCTGATATATTTTTTGCCAATCTTCGGCAAGTAATAATCTATTTTGTCTATCAGTTGATGACATTTTGCAATCCTCGGCTAATACAATATTTATGCATTTTATAATATGCGTACATTAAAAGATGTTGTTTCTTGAATCAAAAGTAAAGCGAAGTTTTTCGCTAATATTATAGTCAACAAATGTTAGTTCTGCATAAATCTGTATACCGTATTCAAAGCTATCAACTGTTATGTTGTTTGCTGATACACGAGGATCGTAGTTTATAATATTGGTTACATTTTTAACAATAGCACTTTTTAAAGCATCTGTCAACGGTTCAAATATAACATCCCAAATAATAGTTCCAAACTCCGGCTGTTCTAACTTTTCTCCTAAACGTATATGAAAATGATTAACAATATCTTGTTTGATTAATGCAATATCATTTAAAACAAAATCTTTTGAGTTTGGATCAACTGTACTCAAGCCTCTATAGCTCCTATTTACAATAGGATTATTTTTGTATCTAGGATTGTTAATCTGTAGATTTTTATAAAGATTTTTTTCTAAAGTGCTCATAACGTATTTATTTTCCTATTGTAGTGAACTTAACTTGTTTCTCAAACTATTACTTACTGCTGTTACATCACTTGCTATTTGACTATTATTCAACTGTTTTGTTGCTTGCTCTACCGCAGATACAACGCCAGGTGCAAGTGTGTTTACTGTTTCGGTTAAGTTTCTTACTGTTTCTACTCCAAAATCTAAAGGTATAGGAAGATCTTTTGCTACATCTGCTAAAGATTGTAATCCTGCAGAAAACTGATCTTGCGCATTATTTGGATTATTAGGACTTTTAAAGTTGTACAAAGGTTTGTCAAATGCTTCAGGTATATCCCAGTTTCTCCTAATCGTTACTAGTTTTAGTTTAGGATTGGTTGCAGAAACTGGAATATTTCTAACAAGTTTTACATCTCTGTTTGCGTTACCTACAATAGCACTGCATGTTTTTGTAGCAGGATCATATGACTGAACAAAACCTAAAACTTGTTTATAATCAACACTTTTAAACACCAAAATATCATTTTTTCTAACTTTGTCAAACTTAGTAAATGGTATAGATCTACCATAGTTTTCATACGGTGTAACTTGACAGGTTTTTAAATAACGAAAGCCACTCCTGCTTAATATATAATTTATAAATGCAACATTCCAGTTGTATTCTGCTTTATATCCATCTTTGCTGTAATCATAACCACTTAACACAAATGCATCTAAAATGTTCTTATTTTTTCCATTTACCCTCCAGTTTGATGCAAGAGCTTTTTGTAGATTTTTTTCTAAGATTTCAAATCCACTTATGTTTTCATCAAAATCACTAGCAGTAGGAAGTCCTTCTTTGATTCTTGGTCCTTCTATTCTATCAAATACATTGATACAGTTTTCAAAAGCAGATACAGGAGAATCTGGTAATGCAGCAGCTCTTAGATTTTCTACTACTTGTGATAATCCAAGTTCTATTCCGATATTTTCTGCAAAAGTATTAAAAACTGTATCTGCGTTTTGTATAGCATTTCTTGCTCTCACCGTAAAGTCATTAGTTGTTTGACCAACATCATCTACTGCATTAGCAACAACAGTTATCAATGAATCGTCTTGTGCCATGTATTCTTCCTTAACTTAAAACTGCTCTTGGGAACCAATCATATCTTTGACTGATTATGTTTCCATTTCTTACCCATCTGCAGGCAGTAGGTGCAGTCCTCATATTATCTCCCCATACTGCAATAGGGCCTTCACTTACTCTGCCTGAAGGATTTGCTCTTCCTCTAGATGTGCTCCACGGTCCAGGACAATATGACAAAAATCCATAAAGATCAACATGGAATCTACACGGACCCATATAATATCTAGATTGCCCACGAGATCCAGAATCCCAACCAAACCCTTTTACACCTTGTTGAACACATACTTGTAAAAATCTTCTTAGTATAGCTTGGTGGCTAGAGTTTCTACCATCTAATATAGTATTACCCTGATACAAATCAATATCTGCTGCATGAGCATATCCGCTTTCTCCATTAAATGTAATACAGTCGTGTCTTGTACTATTTCTCACTCTATTTCCGTTTGGATATCTTCCTTGCACTGCATTAGGGTGTCCTTTTGGTGCTTGACCTGCACTTGAAATATAGATTTTTGTAATACCTGCGGCAGCGGCGGCACGTCTAAGTATTCTTTCTAACTGCGGAGAAATATCAAATCGTCTACTACATGCACGGTTTTGTTGTATAACTATATCTCCAGCATCTCCTGAAAGACTTCTACTTTCTGCGTTTGGATTTGTTTCTACATCGGATTCGCCTTCTGGCACAACTTCACCTCTTTCGATACGTACATCTGGATGAGGCGGTGAGCCAGGTTCTGTTCTTTCAACAAGTTCAAATGCATCTTGTGCTGCAAGATAGACTTCTTCAGCATAACGAACTCTAGTAGTTAGATTATGTCCGCCCGATCTTTCAAATGTAGCTTCAAAACTTCTAGCTGCTTCTGCAGGTGTTCTTGTTTCTCTTAATCTTTCCAAAGTTTTTGCCCATGCTTCAGGAGATGTAGGATCTGTGATTTCCCAAATAAGGTAATCTAACTGCTCTTGTAAACTTGCTTCTAGAATATCTTTATTGTAACGTTCTCTAAACTTGCGTATTCTATCTCCTCGCCATTGCACAATACCTCTAGCACCTAAACCTCCGCCAGTGCCATTGTATGCTTGTGGTCTGATTTCTGGATACGATTCAACTCGTATATTTCCTACAATACCTGCGGCTTGAGCATCTGTAAGATTTAGTTGTTGTTTTAGATAGTTAAACGCAAACTCAACATTATCGCTTAATCCAACTAGGTCTAAATCTACATCGTCTCCAATATCGCCTCCCTCGTCTAAAGGCTCAATAGCTCTGTTAGTTGTGGTGCTAACAGTTGTGTCTGCTGTGCCTCTATCTTTTCCAATATTGATAAATGTATCAGCAATAGGAGTTTTAAAACTATCTTCCGATGGTTGTCCAGCTTCGGTTCTTTCTGGTGTGTAAAGTAACGGATTTAAATTTTCATGTTGTGCCCATGGCTCATGCATTGGCTTACGAGCCAGCAAATCTGCTTCAAAAGGATTTACCGGAGGAAGTGTAGCACACTGTGTTGCTTCTGATGCAAAATATGCTTCTGGTGCGAACACAGTTACTTCTTCTGCTTGTCTTGCTGTATCAGCAGTATTTGCTGCTGTACTACCGCCTTCGTTTATACGTACATCAGTTGTGCCATCAATATAAACCGTATTATTACCTGAGTATAAACTTAATGCACCAGTAGGATTTATTCGAATAGCTTGCGATGATTTAACATTTATATCATTAGTACTTTGTAAATTTATGTAGTTATTAGATTTGATGTATGTATTACCATTACTATAGCTAAGAATGTCACCGTCGACTTTTAGGTTCATATTGCCTTCGGCCCAAACATTATATGCAATAGGAGTAAAAAACTCAAATCCAAGATCTGCTGTGCTTTTATGCTTTCCATCAACTTGTGTATTCATGTTACTTTTTGTATGCAGATTCATTGTGCTTTCTGATCTAAGGTTCATTACAGCATTTGTGTTAATATTCATACGCTGTTGGCTAAACAAATGTAAATCAGCTTCAGTTGATGTTAAGAAAATACCTCCAGTACTCTTTAGATTAAAGTTCAATCCTGTGGTAAGATTAAAATTGTCTGCACTGTTTACATTAATATTTCTATCACTATCAATGCATATTTCGCCGCTTTCTGTAATGCCAATGCTTCCTGAATTTGCACTATGCGAAATGCCTGATTGAGCAGTATCTGAAATAAATGTACCTGCATCGTGTGTTATACTGTCACCGGCTTTGACTGCAAAAAACTCTCCTGATGTAGTGCTATGAGATTTTGATGTGCTATTTTTATATGTGCCGCCAATAACCATATTCATATTTCTACACTCAAAGTTGATATCTCTATCCGCACTGAAGTTTAAGTCGTTTTCGGAGTGCACACTTATACTGTCATTTGCATAAATGTCAATTTTACCATTGCTGGTCATTTCAATCCAACTTGTTCCCCTGGCATTACCTATATAAATCAAATCTTCACTATTGTGTAATAATATTTGATGTCCTGTACGAGTACGCATCCTTATCAATTCATTAGCAGGTATTGTTACATCGCCTTCAGTTGTTGAACCATATTCTCTATCAATATATTCAGATGGAGTGCTGTCGGCAGGACCTACTCTTACAAACTTGTCGTCGCCGTCGTCCATAACAATGCTACTGCCACCTAATCTACTACTTGGGACATTTATTTCATTTTGCACAGTGCCAATATTAGTAGTAGGAGCGTTTGGTCTTTTGTCCATAGGACCAGGTGTGCTTACACCAAAAACCATGCTAGGAACTTCTCTTCTAGCACTTGTGCTTGTAGTTCCTCTAATATCATCAGCTAATAAACCTTGTTCGGTTAATCTTTCAATAAACAAATCATTTCTAGGTTTAGGGTAGTTAGTAGGCTGTGTTTCTCCGGCTGGATCTATAGTAGCTCTGTTGTATTCTCCTACAGGAACTTTCAGTCCTTCTGCTGCTGCAACCATTTCAGGTATTTCACTTTGCAGATCGGCATTAGCAGTAGTATTCAAAGTACTTGCTCTACCGTCAGGAATCATAAAGTTCATAAACTCTTCAGGCACACACGCAAACCAATAACCAAAATCTCTTCTACCTTCTATGAGCATTACTAAAACTTTTGAACCCACATCAGGAGGAACAAACCACATGCCATAACTTTGTGTACTTTCTGCATAAGTTGTGCCACCTTGCAATCCAGTACTAGGTGTTGCTCCATAAAATGGAGGTGCATAAAAACAAGTGATTACTTCATTACTTGCTTGATAATCATCTCCTGTGTCATTGTAATTTAATATTTGTACTTGTAACGCACCCATAAACTTTTGGTCAAGGTGAGATACAATCCTACCTATAAAAGGTCCTGTGTTGTAAGATCTATCTGAAGATCTTGCACTTCTACGCTCTTGTGATCTCATCGTAATCCTTTAAATATGTTATCTAGTTGTGATTTAAAATCTCTAGCAAAGTCATTGATACCTGCAAGTGGATCTTGTATAAAGTCTAAAGTTTTTTGTATATTTTGTTCTATCTGTCTTGCTTCTGATACTAGGTTATCAAACTGGTTAAGAACCTGTCCGAGATTTCCTGGTGCAAGTTTTGCTAAATTTTCAATATCTAGATTTTGAAAATGTGTGTATGCTTGCTGAAACTGTTGTGCTCTTTGTAACAACGGCTTAAACTCGTTGTTTGCAACACTTGATAACTCGTCTATGAGTGCGTTGTTATTCTGAGGCAAATCGTTGAGTAGGTTTCGTAATCTTAGAATACTATTCGAAGGCTGGTTTGCCATTCTTAGTAGTGTTAAAGTATTATTGTACATTCCGTCAGAAAAGCTACTTGTGAAAGTTACAAGTTTGTATACACCACTAAACTGATTAATAGGATCTATTTGTAATAAGTTACCGTTATAATCTACTGCACTTTTAAAATCAATCAAAACAAAAACTTCTGATCGTAAAAAATCAACTGTACCATCTGCATTTAATCCTTCTGGTCCCGCAGATACAGATCTGTTACCAAAATCACTATCATGCAGATAAAAAGGATCGCCCCATATTTTAAGTTCTAGTTCGATGTTATCAACATCGCTATTTAAAATATTTGCATTAAATATTCTAGCTGCTCTGAGAGCATTTTCTTCCATTCCGGCGCCGCCACTTGCATCAATAGGAATAAAGTTCACTCTATTATGTCTTGTAATCGTGCTTGTTGCATTAGCTGAAGCACTGGCTGATGCAGAATACTGTGCATTATTTTCTAAACCTGTGATATTACCACCTTCGTGAACATTTGCAGGAGTGTTTGCAGTAGTTGCAAGTTCTTTATAAAAGCTGTTATCAATATTAAATGTAAACTCTAGTATATCACTATTATCGCCGGTGTAGCTATATCTATATGCTTTATGTGCATTATCTATAGCATAGGAGTAACTAAAGTCTGCTGTAACTTGACTTATAGCACTCATATGCATTCTAAATGGAGTAACTACATAAACTATTTCATAAGCTGGTCTACCTGATACTTGATCTTCTTGTGCATCTGCTACAAAAACTCTACTTGTTATCTTAAACCAGTTTACCATTTCATCAACTGGTGTTTGAGACAATAACGACTGCCCATAATCACTGGTTAATATTACTTCTTCTATTATTCTTTCTATTTTTGTTCCTGGCGCAAACTGAAATCTTCTATCGGTTTCACTAATAGACATTGATCCTCTTTGCCATACTCTTCTTTCAGCATTCCAAATGATAGTGTTATCACCAAAATCGTTTATACCAAAATCAGAAAAGTTGTTGACTATAGGAGCATTTCCTATTATGTTTACAGACGGATCAAATGCTGCTTGCGCTGCTTCACTTCGAACAACATTTAAACTTTGTTCTTGTTCAAATCTTAGGTTTGGATCTAGGTTAAATGCATTTTCAATGCTTCTTTGTCTTATAAAATCTTGTGCCTCTACAAAATCATTTGCACCACTTAAAGCTGCATCTAAACCACGTTGTGCATCTTCGCCAGTTTGAACAGTTTGAGTATATGTATTTGTTCCACCTGTAACAGATGAAATATCATTCGGAAACTCTATTCTATATGCATCAGGTTGTGCAACTAAACCTTGTTGCGATTTTTGAAATTCTTGTCTGTTTATTTCAGTGATAAAATCTTGTAAAACTTCTGATACTGTTGCACCAGAAAAAGTAGTATTTGTTCTAGTTGTGTTAAATGTATCAGCAAATGCAACATGGTTGTATGGTATTGCGTTAAGCTGATATACACTTCCAGACGCTTCTACACTAAACTGCATGTCTACTAGTTTTATGCACAGTAATGCACCAGGCACAACACTGCTTGCACCTGAATCATCAAACCCAACAAATTCACATGCTAACAAAAATGGTGTATTGAGATAGTTAGTGTGACCAACTTCTGCTGCACCTATTGCAAGTGCTTGGAAAAATAATCCAACACTGTACGGTTCTGTTACAGTAAACGATAACTGAGTTGCGTTAGCATATCCTGTACCTGGATTGAAACTGTGCAAATATTCGATATTTACATCATCTATGAAATATTCAACATTAATGCCTAATGCTCTTTCAACTGCTGTTTGTACAACAGCATTGTTTCCTAGCCCGCCAGTTTCAATAAGAGTTACACCGCTATTGTAGGTGATATTACCCGTATTAAACTCGGTTTGAGATAAACAAGCAAATCTCCAACGATAGTTATAAGATACAAACTTGTGCAGTTCATTTCTAAGCGTAGCCATTTAACCTCCAAGTATTCTACTGAGATAACTTTGTTTAGGTAGCTTTATTTCAACACCAGCTCTAAAGTCAAATATAGGATCTTTTAATATTTCCATATTACGATTTGTAAATACCCACCAAAGTTTTGCATCTTTGTATAAATCATATGCTAATAAATCAGGTCTAAAGTTATATTGCGGTTGTATAGTATAGTTTATGTCATCGTCTTCGCCAATAATAGGAACGTGAACATAATAACCTAGATTGTTTTTTTCTAGTTTAGTAAACTGATAAGGACTTTTCTGTGAATATTGTGCCATTAAATAAATCCTCCTTTATTAGGATCAGTAATATAGGCACCACTTGCAAAGTCTGTAAGATTAAACTGTCTAGTGATATCTCTACTGTATACTGGTTGTACTGTAATGTTTAGTGTGCTTAATGTAGGAACATATGTGTATGTTCCTGCTGCACTTGCATCGCCTATGTCGCTTTGTGCAATAGGTACTTTGATATAGTCTACATCTCTTGGTAAGTCAACACTAAACATTTTAACTATTACAGGAGTACGCTGAAAAATAAAATCTCCGTAACCGCTTAATGCTACTCTAGGTGGTGGGGCACCTTTTGCATCTCCGTTTCCGTAAAACATTTTTGTAATCGTTCTTAAAAAATGCACACTTGAAATCCAATATCTACCATCTGCTTCGTTTTCAACCGGAAACTCTCCTGTAATGGTAATATCCTCAACTTGACTGTTTTGATAAACAGGATATGGATAGTTAGTATGTATTGGAGAAAGCATACTATAGTTTGCACTATGTGTAACCAAAATCTGTGGAGTTGTTGGAAATACCATACTGTTGTTGCTATTCCTTAAAGGAGTAAAAATATCTGCTCCAAACATGTTTTGTGGACTTGCCGGAATGTGTATTCTAACTCTCCAATCTTCGCCACTACCATTGTCTGCTAAAAAACTAGCATTTTGTATAATAGGAGTTAATGGTTCTGCTCCTGGAGGTATTGTTCCTCGACGAATAGTTGAAATTAATCCAAACGGATCGTCAATAAAATCGTCAAAAGTGTTTTTAATATTTTTTACTGTGTTAATACCCGATTGAACTGTATTAACAACACCTCCAACAGTGTTAGTAATATCTTCAATAGTATCTAAAAAGTTCCAAAAAGCCATGCTGAGTCTCCTATAGTATTTAGTTGACTTTTTTAAGTACGTAGTTTATTATAAATACAATCTTAGGAGCACATATGGCTAGAAAAGTAAATTATTTAAACAATAAAGACATGCTTGCTGAAATACACAAGTCAAAAAACACATTCTGTAGTTTTGTCGATCCCGAATATGCAAGTTATGATATTATATTACCATCAGTTGATAAAATCAATATTAGAACAATCAGTGAAGCAAAGAAAAATCGTGCTAAACTACTTACAAATCAAAAATACGAATATGAAAAATCAATAGGTAACAAGGTTAAACTTGCAGAATGCGAGTATGATTACAAAAAAATACAAAAAGAAGATTTAGTTTTCCGTATTATGACGTTTGATCACATTCCAGACGAACCTGGTAGAAAAAAGAACCCAAAAACTGTTGCAGATAAAAAAACAAAACTAAACTTTCCACCATTTCAGCATTGGAAGTTTGACGAAAACGACAATTTAATATGTGTAGGAAAGAGTCATTGGGTCGGTGGCATGGAAAACGGCTATTTTGAAAAAGCAAATGGTCGTGCTACAAACAAACTTGCAATGATGTGGTTAAAACTAGTTGATAGATATGCCACAAGAGGCAATGTGCGTGGATATACTTACAACGACGAAATGAAAGGACAAGCTATTTTGCAACTTTCGCAGATTGGGTTACAGTTTGACGAATCAAAGTCGCAAAATCCTTTTGCATATTACACAGCAGCAGTCACAAACAGTTTTGTTCGAGTTATAAACCTCGAAAAACGCAATCAAAACATACGAGATGACATTCTTGAAATAAATAACCTCAATCCAAGTCATACAAGACAACACGCAGGCGAGTGGGAAGCTGCTCTCCGCAGAGAATCAGAGAAAAAATAACCGGTTGACTTAGATTTATTAGTGTTTTACAATAGTATTAAACACGGAGTATAAGTTTGTTTAAAAAAGCAGCAGTATTTACTGACATTCACTTTGGTATGAAAGGCAATAGTCGTGTTCATAACAAAGATTGCGAAGATTTTGTCGATTGGTACATCGAAACAGCAAAAGAACATGGTTGCGAGACTGGTATTTTTTGTGGAGATTGGAATCACAATAGAAATAGTCTTAACTTAACCACTATGGATGCTGGTATTCGCAGTTTAGAAAAACTAGGTGCAGCATTTGATCAGTTTTATATGTTTGCTGGTAACCACGATTTGTATTTCAAAGATAAACGTGATATTAAAAGCACAGAGTGGGCAAAACACATTCCTGGCATTACAGTCGTTGATGATATTATGCAAATCGAAGATGTTGCCCTGGTTCCGTGGATGGTAAGTGACGAATGGAAAAAAGTTGCAGCACTAGATTGCAAATATATGTTTGGACACTTTGAACTTCCTAACTTTTTAATGAACGCTATGGTAAGAATGCCAGATCACGGCGAACTTAAAGCAGAAAACTTAACAAAACCTGAATATGTGTTTACAGGACACTTCCACAAACGTCAAAGTCAGAAGAATGTACACTATATTGGTAACGCATTTCCGCATAACTATGCAGATGCTTGGGATGATGACCGTGGTATGATGGTGTTGGATAGAGAAAATGCAGCAGAACCATTATATATTAACTGGTTAGATTGTCCTAAATACCGTACAGTAAAGTTATCACAGTTGATTGACGAAAAAGACTCACTGATTAAGCCTAACATGTACTTGAGAGTTACATTAGACTTGCCGATTAGCTTTGAAGAAGCTACCTTTATCAAAGAAACTTTTATTAAAGACTATCAGTGCAGAGAAATTACTCTTATTCCACAAAAAAGCATCGAAGACATTAGTTCAGAGCTAGATATCGAGCACTTTGAAAGTGTTGACCAGATTGTTAGTAACGAAATACTAGCAATAGATAGTGAAAACTTTAATAAATCGTTACTTTTAGAAATATACAATGAGCTAGAATGATAAAACTTAAAGACCTTACAGTAAAAAACTTTATGAGTGTGGGAAATGTAACCCAAGCCGTAGACTTTGACGAAGAACAACTTACACTTGTATTAGGTGAAAACCTAGATCAAGGCGGAGATGACACAGGATCAAGAAACGGCACTGGTAAAACCACTATTATCAATGCTCTTTCCTATGCTTTGTACGGTACAGCACTTACAAACATCAAAAGAAACAACTTGATTAACAAAACAAACAGCAAAGGCATGCTAGTTACGCTTAACTTTGAGAAAGGCGCTAACAAATATCGAATCGAACGTGGTAGATCGCCTAATGTACTCAAGTTTTATGTAAACGAACAGGAACAAGTTGACGATTTACAAGATGCAAGTCAAGGTGATAGTAGAAAAACACAAGAAAGTATCAGTGATTTATTGAATATGAGTCACGATATGTTCAAACATATTGTTGCATTAAACACATATACCGAACCGTTCTTAAGTATGCGTACAAACGATCAGAGAGCTATTATTGAACAGTTATTAGGTATAACTATCCTCAGTGATAAAGCAAATACGTTAAAAGATCGCATAAAAGAAACAAAAGATGCTATTACAGAAGAAACTTTACGTATTGATGCTATTAACTCTGCCAACGAAAAGATACAAACCAGTATCGATTCGCTGTTTAATAGACAAAAAGCATGGAAAAGCAAGCAAAAAAGTGATATTCAGCGTTTAGACAATGCTATTAACGAGTTAGAACAACTAGATATTGAAAAAGAGCTAGATAGTCACGAAAAACTTAGCGATTGGACCGAATTAAACAATCGTTTAACCAGTTTAAACAAAGAAAAGTCTACATTAGAGAGTGCTTTGATGCGAGCAACCAAGAGTGTTGACAAAGCACAGAAGGATATCACTGATTTAGACGATGCAACCTGCTATACTTGCGGTCAAGCACTGCATGAAGACAAAAAAGCAGAGATTCTTGCAACAAAAACTAAAGATCTACAAGATTCAATAGCATATCAGACAGAAGTTGCTGATAAACTAGAGTCAACCATGAGATTTCTTGATGATATTGGTAATATAAACGGCAAACCCACTACATTTTACGAAACTGCACGTGAAGCATATGAACATAGAAACAACGTAGATAACTTAAAGCAAACTAAGCTAAGTAAACAGCAAGAAGAAGATCCTTATCAGGCACAAATTGAAGATTTACAAACAACAGCATTGCAAGAAGTTGATTGGACATCGGTGAATGAGTTAAACAACCTCAAAGACCACCAAGAGTTCTTGTTAAAACTGCTTACAAACAAAGATTCTTTCATTAGAAAGAAGATTATCGACCAAAACTTGGCATATTTAAACGCAAGGCTCACATATTACCTAGATAAAATAGGCTTACCGCATCAAGTGGTGTTCCAAAACGACCTAGCAGTAGAGATTACACAACTAGGACAGGACTTAGACTTCGATAACTTGTCACGTGGAGAACGTAACAGGCTAATACTTGGTCTTTCCTTTGCATTTCGAGATGTTTGGGAAAGTTTATACCAAAGTATTAACTTAATGTTTATTGACGAGTTGATTGACAGTGGTATGGATACTGCTGGAGTAGAAAATAGTATAGGCATTCTTAAAAAGATGACAAGAGAACGAAATAAAAATGTTTTTCTTATCTCACACAAAGACGAACTAGTTGGTAGAGTTAACAATGTACTAAAAGTTGTTAAAGAAAATGGCTTTACCAGCTATGCAACCGATATTGACATTGTAGAATGAGCGAAGAAGACACACATGACAAGATAATCAAGGCAGTATTGGACTATTTCGCATTGAATGAAATATTCCAACAGCGTCCTGCAGAGTTAAAACGTAGAAAGGTGCGCAAAAAGCTAGGCGAACTACGTGATCTCTGCAAAGTAAGACGTGATGAGATAATGGAAGAACACATTAGACATGTACAAGACGGCAGAAAAAACAATAATCCAAAAAAGGCAAGAGAAGCACAAGGCAAAAAATAACTAATATATGAGTTGGACATATAAAGGCAAAAAAGTTGAAACAATTCCAGATGAATACGAAGGCTTTGTATATCTGATTACAAATAAAAAAACAAAACAAAAATACGTAGGCAAAAAACTAGCAAAGTTTAAAACAACCAAGCCACCACTAAAAGGCAAAAAGAACAAA